CCTTCGCTAGAAGGCGTACGGTATAACGCCGTACGTGTCAATGATCATCATGGGGGTGATCAGCGTCGGCCACATCGGAAATATCAGGTTAACAACGATGATGATCCCCTCGACCATCCAACGAGCGTTGGAATAGCACAATGCCAACATCCCGAGAAGCCATCCTCACAGCTTTAGCGGACCTGTTGCGCACGGTGCCTCATGTGCCGGTACTGCGCGGCGAGGTCATGCCGGAGCGCATCTCCCCTGCGGGGCTGATAATCCTGCGTGACGGTGATCCCGGCGATCCCGCGGTGACGCTGTCGCCGCTCGCCTACCATTACCAGCATCGCGCCGAGCTTGAAGTCATCGTGCAGGGTGAGGCCCGGTCTGCGCAGCAGATGCAAGGGTCCGGGGGACCCTTGCAAGGAACAAACGACCGCGACACTGCCTTTGCAGCCCTTTGTGCCCAGATCGGCGCTGTCATCCGTGCAGACCGCACGCTCGGCGGGCGTTGCGATTGGGTTGAGGCGGAAGCGCCACAGCCAGTGGATCTGCCCGTTGAGGGAGCGGCCAGCTTGAAGGCGGCGGTGATCCCGGTGGTGCTGCATTATTCCACATTAGACCCGCTTGGCTGAACAACTGGGCTGACCAATCGACCGAAACAATCAGCCTGACCCACCGCATAGTTTGAGGAGAATACAATGGCACGAGCCCAAGGGGCGCGGGCGCAGATGGCGCTCGCGTTTGAATCCGTTTACGGCACGCCGCCCGAGACCGGTTACGTCAAGATGCCTTTCGCCAGCGCGACGCTTGGCGCGGAGCAACCACTGCTCGAGTCCGAGCTGCTCGGCTACGGCCGGGATCCACTCGCGCCGATCAAGGACGCGTTGACCAGCGATGGCGACGTGGTGGTCCCAATTGATGCGATCGGCTTTGGCTATTGGCTGAAGGCCACCTTTGGCGATCCGACCACGACCGGCGCGGAGGCTCCCTACACTCACGAATTCCGCTCGGGCAGCTGGACCCTTCCAAGCCTCGCCATCGAGATCGGCATGCCGGAGGTGCCGCGCTTTGCGATGTACGCGGGCTGCGTGGTGGACCAGTTGTCCTGGCAGATGACGCGCTCCGGCCTGCTGACCGCCTCCGTCAGCCTCATTGCTCAGGGCGAGACCCCGGCAGCAGCCACGGGCGCGGGCACGCCGACCGAGATCGCGCTGCAGCGGTTTGGCCACTTCAACGGGGCGATCAAGCGCGATGGCGTAGCACTTGGCAACGTGGTCTCGACCCAGATTACCTATGGCAACAATCTGGACCGTATCGAGACGATCCGCGCCGACGGCAAGATCGACGGGGCCGATCCCTCCATGGCGATGCTCTCAGGCAGCATGGAGGTCCGCTTTGCCGATACCACGCTGATGGACCAGGCGATCAACGGCACGACCTGCGCGCTTGAGTTCGCCTACACCCTGCCCACCGGCGAGAGCCTGACCTTCACCGCGCATTCCGTTTACCTCCCGCGTCCGCGCGTCGAGATCGGCGGGCCGCAGGGCGTGCAGGCCACGTTTGATTGGCAGGCCGCCAAAGACGCTGCCCTGGGGCGCATGTGCACCGTAACGCTCATCAACGATGTGGAGACCTATTGATCATGCTCAAGCTTGACCTCTCGACCGACCCCCGCTGGCTCGATCTCGCCCCCGGCGTCCGCGTGAGCCTGCTCCCGCTCACCACAGCGCTGATGGTGACCACCCGAAACGATCCCAGCATCGAAGCCCTTCCCGAGGACGCGACAAACGAGGACCGCGCGCTGGTCTTTGCCAAAGCGCTGGGCCGACGCGCCGTGGTGGAATGGGAGGGCGTGGGCGATATGGACGGCAACGTTCTGGACCTAACGCCCGAAGGTGTCGACGCCTTGCTCGACATCTATCCGATCTTCGAGGCCTTCCAGGCGGGTTACGTCGCCAAAGCACTGGTATTGGATCAGGAAAAAAACGTCTCCGCGCCCTTGCCGACTGGCACTTCAGCGGGGGCGATCGATACTGCGAGGCTTGCGAAGCCCTCGAGGCTTACGAAGCCCGCGAGGCCTGCAAAGTCCCGTGCCCGGAGTGCCCAGCCAAAATAAACCGCCCGCTTACCTTCGAGGGCGCGCAGGTCTGGGACCTGGTCGGACGGCTGGGTGGCCAGCTGCGGGCAACGCAGAAGACCATCCTTGGCTGGGACATGGGTGCTGCGCTCGCAATGGCGCGTGCCCTTGGCATTAACGGCCTCGTGGCGATGGAACTGCTGCCCGAGATCGAAGCCATCATGGTCAAACGCGTGAACGAACAGATTGGAGCCCAGGATGGCCGATAAACGTGTCTTCGTGCGCCTCGCTGCTGTTGGCGGACGACAGGTCAAGGCGGAACTGACCGGCATTGGCGACGCCGGGGCCCGTGGCCTCGGTCGGCTGTCGCGCGAGGTCGATGTGGCCAACGCACGCCTTGCCGCCTTCACGCGCCGGGCCACGATTGCAGCGGCGGCCGCAGGTGCAGCTGTGGTGGCAGCCGGTGCTGCGATGATCCGCTCCGGACTGCAAACCATTGACGAGACCGCCAAGCTGGCGCAGTCGCTGGATACCACCGTCGAAAGCTTGCAGGTGCTGGAGCGTGCTGCTGACCTCTCGGGCGTCTCCATGGGCAATGTCGAGCAGGCAACGGTGCAGCTGACACGACGGTTAAGCCAGGCGGCTGCTGGTGCGGGTCCTGCCGTCGATGCGCTTGACCGCCTTGGTCTGTCGGTCAGCGAGTTGCAAAACCTGCCGCTCGATCAGCGCATCGCTTTGATCCAGGACCGGCTGGCGGAGTTCGTGCCGGAGGCCGAGCGCGCTGCTGTCGCCTCCCAGCTCTTTGGCGATCGCGCAGCCCTCGTGTTTACGCGGATCGATACCGCCACGCTGCGTCAGGCCACCGCCGATGTGAATGATTTTGGCATCGTGGTCTCCGAGCAGGACGTGGACCAAATCGAGCGCACGAATGATGCGATCTCCCGCCTCGGTCTGATCTGGCGCGGCGTCTCAAACCAGCTGGCGGTCGCTGCCGCACCCGCGCTTGAAGCAGTGGCAGATGCGCTGGCGGCCATGGCGCGCACAACCGGTCCTCTTGGAAGCGCCATTCAGGGTCTGTTTGAGAACATTGGCCGACTGACCACATTTGCGGTGACCTTCGCGGGCGTGATGGCAGGCCGGTGGGTGGCGGGGCTCGTGGCCGCGACCTTCTCGGTCAGTGGGCTGGTGACGGGTCTGGTCTTTCTGCGCGCAGCGCTGATCCGCACCGGCATCGGTGCGCTAATCGTGGGCGCAGGCGAGCTGGTCTATCAGTTCACGCGGCTGGTTTCTGGCGCGGGCGGGTTCGGCAACGCGCTGGACCTGCTCAAGGACGTGGCGGTTGAGGTCTGGGACCGGGTATCGCTCAGCGCGGATGCGGCTTGGGCGCGCGTGGAAGCCGGATGGGCCACGGCGCAGGCTGGTATTTATGACGGTCTGCAAGATGCAACAGCGGCGGTGGTCGGCTGGGCAAACAGTACCGTCAACACCTTCGAGGGCACGTTTTTGGCGGTGCAGGCCATCTGGGGCGCGCTGCCGGATGTGTTTGAGCGCGTTGGTGCGCTTGCAATCAATGGCCTAGTCGAGGTGATGGAGATCGGTATTGCGGGCATCACCGAGGCGATCAACGGCGTATTGACCCTTGGCGGTCTGCGTCCCGAATGGGCCATCGCAGCCCCTGATCTCTCGGAATGGAAGTCTGCGGTCCCGGAAGCCGTCAACCTGGGAGAGCGTGCGCGGGAGGCCTACGACAGCGCCTTCTCGGACAATCCCTTCCAGGTGCCTGAGCTCTTTGGCGGTATGGCAGATGATGCGCGCGGTCGGGCAGCAGGCTATTCCGAGGCGGCAGGCATGCTCACGGACGCAGCGTCCCGTCCCATGACGGCCTGGCAGGCGCTGAAGGATGCCATTTCTGGTGCGGGCGATGAAGGCACGGCGGCGCTCGAAAGTGCCGCGACCTCGGCGGACCGGTTTAACGATGCGCTGGAGGAGACCGAGGATCAGGCAGGCCGCGCAGGTGGTGCTGCAAAGCAGGCGGGTGCCGACGCAGCTGAAGGTGCCGAGGCAGCCGCCACCGGTTGGCAGGCGGTTGTGAATGCGGTCAGCGAGTACGCGGACAAAGCCCGTGATGTGGGCGCGGACATCGGCAAT